TGTAATATTATAACTCATTCGGTCACGTTCACGTTGCCATATAGAATCAATATTTTTCGATGTCATACCATTAATAGCTGCAGCAAAAGCCATATTACTTTCATTAGCAGCAGCGGTATTTAATGTAGCAAGGTTTTGTCTCCACTGAGCATTAGCTTGAGCTACGACCAAACCATTAGTAGCATTAAAAGTATCTCGTTGTTGTTGTAAGTTAGCATTAAACTCACGGATAGCATTAACAGAGTTTACATTAAACTGATTTACTGCATTAGTTTGTGCTGCATTAAACTGTGAAGTTTGACTAGACAGTGATGCAAAGAATTGTTTAGTTTGATTTTCACTTGAAGCATTAAATTGTAGTGCAGCATTCTCAGCAGCTTGATCAGTAAATAGTGCTTGAATATTTTGTTGTGATCTAAACAAGGCAGTCTGTTGTGCTCTATCAAGATTAGACATATCCATTGCCATAAAGTTCTGAGCATTTTGTACTGCAGCTTGTTGGCGATTATTTAAGTTAGCCATATCCATGTTAGCAATAGCAGCAGCTTCAGCCATAATACCTGCTTGCTTATTAGATAGGTTAGCTAAGTTCATTGTATTAGCAGCACGAGAGTTTTCTAATGCTACCTGTTGCTCTGCAGTAAAGTTCATATTTGCTATGTCAGCAATACGTGCAGAGTTTTGTACCCGTGCTTGGAATGCTTGGTCAAACTCTTGTCCCATAAACTGAGCACGTTGTTGTGCTGCAAGCATAGCACGTTGTTGACGGTTTGACAAGTTCTGAGCTTCAAAAGATGCAATTGTTTGTGCATCAGCTTGAGCAATAGGTAATGCTGATTCCATTGCTGCTTGTACAGCAGCTTGTCCAGCAAGACTACTAGCACCTAATCCACGAGCAGCCATAGCACCCATAGCATTACGCATTGCACCAGCAGCCCATGCAGGTGTATCACCACCTTCAAACTGCTGCATAAGACCCTCTAATTGGCCCTGTACAGTGGCTTGTTTACTTGGGGTAGCTTGAGCAGCCTGAATCTGCTCAGTGAACTTAGCGGCCTTCTGAGCGTCTGCAGCACCACTAATTAATTCACCTGATTGTATCTCCCTAGTTACAGGGTTAGTCATCATTGTTGCAGTACCTTGAGCTGCATTAATATCTAATGTTGATCTACCTTGTGCTGCATCTACTTGAGCTTCACGACTTACTTGACCTGCAACAGGTTGTAACCGACCAGTTTCATCTCTTACTTGACCTGCAGTAGTAGCTGCACCATAAGTTGCTGTAGGAGTATATGTTGGTGTAGTTGCTTGTTCTACTCTACCTACTTGCGCAGCACCAACTGTAGGAGCATAAGTTCCTACTTGACCTGCAGTACCTGCTATAGCTTGATTAGGATCATAGCCAATAGTAGAATAAGTAGACTGCATTGGCTGCATAGTTTGATCTAATACATCAAAAAACTGTGGTAGTGTTGTGTCGTAGTATTCATCACCTTCACCAGAAATGCCAGCATCAGAAGTACCACCATCAGTAAGTCCTACATCTGTACCCTCATTAGCATATACAACCCCACCTTTATACATACCTCTCATAGCTTGTTGATACTTACCCATACGGGCAGCAGCACCGGGGTTGGCTTTCATAAAATCATTAAGTGATGGTCTAGACTTTGGCCCTTTATAACCAAGAAACTTAGTTGCTAAGTTATACTCTGCATCTAAGCTAGTATCACCACCTTCTGCATAGCCAACCGATCCACCTTGATTAAAAGGTTGACTTGCACTAACTCTTGTATATCCGGGTGGTACATAAGTCATAGGCTTACCATCTATTTCTGTTATTGGTATTTGCTGACCTCTTTGGTTTCTATACATAACTGTTCTGGTTTGACCTGTTGGAGTACCTGCAGTTGGTAAACTTATTGTTTGTTGTACAGGTCCAGCTACATACTGAGGACTAAACTGTGTAGTTTGTGGTTGTACTTGTGCAGGAATTGAATATGTAGGTGTTGCAGGATCATAAGGTGTAGCAGTATATGTACCACTGTCTGTTTGTGGTAATGGTTTATAAACTGCATCAGTTCCTGATACGACAGGACGAGTTATTATTTCTGGTTGAACTACTGGTTGAGGTTCTGGCTGCGGTTCTGGTTGAGGTTCTGGTTGAGGTTCTGGTTGAGGTTCTTCTACATCATCCATAACTTCACCAATATCAGGCTCTTCAGGTTCTACTATAGTTTCTTCTGGTTCATCTTTTGGTGCATAAAAGTTTTGCATAAAGGTTTCAGTAGCTTCATCTTCACTTAAACCTATGCCATACCTTAGAAAACCTATAGCATCGTTCACATCAACCTTACCATCACCATTGACGTCATAAGCTAGGTCTTCTTCACGCAAACCAGTAATCATCTCAAAAGCATCTGCAGCTTCTTTTAAAATCATTTGACCATTACTGTTTTCAACGTAAGTAAGACCTTCTCTACGAAAAGGTTCAGAAGTGTCAGGCTTAGGTTCTTCACTAGTTTTTTCTAAATCATCATCAGTTACTTCTGAGGGATTACCATAACTAGTATTATTGGCATAAATACTAGCTTTAGTATTATCTAAACCTTGTTGTATAGCTGCATTATATCTAGCAAAAGTATTCGATGGTTCATCATTAAATCTATCAAGCATATTAAATGCTTCATCTAATGTATCAAAATTTGTTGCAGTTACACCTAGTCTGTCTTTAACAGCTTCACTAGGATTTAGTTGATACTTTCCTTCTGGAGTAATAATAACACTAGAACCTGCAGATTGACCATACTTTGAATAGCCAACCGTGTTACCATCGCTAGTTAAATCATTTGCTTGAAAACGATCACTATTTAAATAGGAGTAGTCTTTTAAATTACCACCAAACATTGTTGATCTGTCTGGTTGTGATGATGCAGTAGTAGTTGTAGATCTATTGTTGTCATCATTATCATTAAATTGATTTACAACAGCTTGAGATCCCTCACTAGGAGTGTAGTTATTTTGAAAGTTTTGACCTGTATTTTCATTAACTTTATTAGTCATTTGGTTTGAATAAGTACTAGCATTATTAGAACCTTGAGTTTTTTCAATTGTTCTTGCTGTACGATCTACATAGTCTTGAGTCTTAGGTGTTACACCTAATCCCATTGATAAGTCACTCCAAAATCCCATTATATTCTATCCATTCACTACTTCGTTAAGACCCCAGATCATTGCGGCTGTACCACCTAAAAATAATAACACACCTATTGTTAATGATATACCCCAAAATAATCTGTCTCTAGCTTTAGCTTGTGCCTCTAGTGCTTCTTTTTGTCTAACCCTAGCTGCAGCTTGTTCTTTTACTACCAAGTCCCACATGCCCGGTGGTCCATATAGTCTACACACTTCACGTAATTCGTTCTGTGCTTCTTTGTGTTTCATCTTAGCTTGTGCAATTGCAAAGCCTTCTTCTTCAGATGATGTAAGCCTACCTAGTGGGCCTTTGTGTCTACCTTGTTCAGCTAAACTAATATCAGCTTCTAGTTTAGCAAGCTTACCAAAGTGAGGCAGTAAGTCTGCTATATCACTACCAGCTTTAACTGCAGAACTAACTGCACCAGCTATTTTAGTAACTGCACCTGCTAAAGCTAATACTTCTATCATTGTGGCAAATCCTATTATTATTCATTTGCCATCTTTTCTACTGATGATCTTATTGCTTTTATGTTCTCGTCAATACGGGCAAGTGCTACTGCTTGACTTTGCACAGAGTCTTCTAGTCTGCCCATACGTTGTTCTATTGCTACGATGTCTTCTCTATTATCTTCTATGTCAGACATCATCATACTAACTGTCCATACGATAGCTGCCCCTTGAACAAGTAAGCCAAAGATCAGTGTAATCGGTACAGACTTGCTAAGGTGCCAGCTATCTTCAGACATTTACCAAGGCACTCCCGCCTCAGTAGTTGGATTAGCTATCGCATCAATCTTAGAAGCAATAGCAGCTTCAGTATCAGCTTGTGATACATGACCCCAGACCCAGCCTTGAGCTTGAGCCTCAGTAATATCTGCATAGGGTGTGAAATCAGGCGCAGAGGCATCGTAGGTTAAACTACAAGTGCCATATGAGCTTGCTGAGTTACCATCGTCATCAACGCCTGAGCAGCGCCAATGACAAATATATACGCCACCGTCTGCTAAATTACGTTCTACTGTTGGAATACTCCAAGTGTAAGTGATCATAGCTTATACCTCCTGTGCTGCTAAGTGTGCCGCATAAGCATCCTTAACCGCTTGCGTGAATACGGTTGTGCAGATCGCAGATACGTCTGCATCCTCTGCCGTTAGGTCAGCGTCAGGCATGACCACATGACGGTGGAATGACTTGCTCAACTCTGCGCCATCCTCTGACACGATTGTTGCTGTGCGTACTTGAACGCAAGACCAGTCGCCTTGGTTCAGCACCTCAATCTTGTCGTTTTTTACTGTCTTAGTTAGTGCCATCGTTTATCTCCTTTGATGGTTGGACTGTCCGACCCAAAGCTATGCAGTGGGTTATGCGATTGTGTAAGAAAAACTTCCAATTATATATCCATTGTGGTCAGTGACACTTGTCAGAATTGCGCTAGTTAGTCCTGAGCCTGACGTAATTAAATTTGCAGTGGAAGTTGTACCTTGCACTTCAAAGTTTAAAGTTGAATACGAGCCATAAGAAAAACCGCTAGTATGCTCACTAACAACCCCTGCGGAATACCCGTTTGTAGCTGCAAATGGCAGGTTTCCTATTCTATAAACCCCGCTACCACCAGTGATTGCTGAAAAACGAATATCGACCTCACAAAAAACTTTTGTGCCAATAACAACATATCTTCCACGTATGCCCGTTCCAAAGCTATTAAACGTAGAAGCTGTCGTATATGTTACGGTTGGATTTGAAGTTGCTCTAATAATTGTTGGACTAAAGTAACCAAGCTCATAATCGTCCAACTTATTAGCCGACCCAGTGCCGCCAAGGTAGACACCGCCAGAGAGGTAGAGATCTTTGAAGCGGGATGTTGCAGTGCCAAAAGTTATCGCATCGTCTGCAATATCACCGTCATTCTTGCCCGGATTGATGATGCCGTTGTTTGCGTCTACAGAGCCGCCAATTAAAGCGGCACCTTTAACTGATGTCCTTGGGTCAAGAACAATATAAGACACCACGCTAGACCGTGACCCAATACTCCCCACCGTGGAGCCGTCTTTTTGAAAGCCTACTATGTCTCCATCAGATGTTTTGCGGTTAAACTGTGCAGGTGTATTTCCATCACGGGTAGCAAAAAAAGCACCAGATGCACCAGCAAGAACACCAACATTGTTACTGTTAAATGTTGTAGTCCCCACCAGCAAGTTGCCGCTGACATCCAGTGTCATCTTTGGGGTGGAGTTTATTTCAGTACCTATATTTGACCCTGCACTAGCAGAAGCTGCGGTAAACCATTTGTGTGCTCCTTGGTATTGAAAATAACGAGAAGCCCCCCGTGTAGATATATTCTTAAATACATCACTATTATCTACATAGGCATTGTTCCAAAGTTCAGTTGTTACACCACTATCTGAGAAAAAAGTAGCCTCAGCACCAAGCATAAGAACTTCTTGATCTGCTACATCATTACGCCAGTTAATGTTAGGAACTCCACCAATGCCTACCCGACCGCTGCTGTCGATGCGGAGGCGTTCTTGAAGTGCGCTACCCGAAGCCTGCCCAACCTCAAAGATTAAGTCTGTTGCGCCTGCGTTTGTACCGCCCGTGCTTTGACGTTCTGCAAAAATTCGTGCATTAGCAACCGTAGCCGAACCTGAGTAAGTTGACCCAAGAACAATGGCTGGTCCAGTGCCAGAGTTTACGTTGTCGTTAATGACTGCAAAGTTAGCTAGGGGGTCAGTACCAGCGTTGAAGTTATATGTTTGGGCTGCTCCAAACGTCTCTAACTGGACCTCAGGCGAACTCGTCCCAATCCCAACATTTCCGCTGTCTGTCTGAAATAAACTTGCACTGTCGGCAGCATTAGCTTTTCCTAGCTTAAATATACTCCCAGAGGTAACACCCATGTCCCAGCTATCAATGCCATTATAGACAGTTCTAATCTGTGGATAGCTTGCCTCACCAACGTGCATAACTGCATCGGGAGATGTACCTACACCGATAGCTAACCGCTCAGCACTCGCATCCCAGAAGAATTTTGCCGTGGTGCCTGTGTCCTCGTAGAAGCTGATGTCACCGTTGCTATCGGCTTTAAGGCGAGTGTTGCTACCTGTCGATAAGGTTACTGCACCCAAGCTAGAACTTGCGTTTATATCATGCCCTGCGTTGTCGTTGCCGTTATTCGCAAAGGAACTTAAACGTAAGCTACGCAAGCCAGAGGAACTTAAATCAGCATATTGAGCATTGTTAGTGCTACCACCCACAGTCAGCCCATCGCTGGTCAAAGTACCCGTGATGTCTACGCCTGTGTTGGTGGTGGCGAGTTTTTCACTACCTGCAAATCCAAGACCAACTTTCCCTGTATCTAAAACAGAAATAAGTGTGCTACTACCTGCCGCATTTTGAACGTAGAAATCGTCAGCAAGTATTTTAATATCGCCAGCACCAACATCTTTAATTATGCCGCTTGTTCCGTCACTATAAATCTGTAGTTCAGGCCCAGCGCCAAAGATGGCTTTGCGATTATCTAAGAAATGTAAATCACCTGCACTTGTTAGACGCATACGTTCTGTAGCTGCACCAGTAGTATTAGTTTTAAATACAAGGGCAGTAGAGTTAGTAGAACTATCAAATGTAGCTTCGGCTAATGCCTCAATAGATGCACCAACAAGTATAGCATCTGTACCACTAGCTTCATCAGGAGCACTAAACTCAATTTTACCTAATACATTAGTTGCTTCAATAGTAGTGTCTGATGTTTGTAACGAAAGTACATAACCAGAGCCTGTCTTACCAATAGTGTTTTGTGAGAAGGAAACAACACCACCAGAAGATATAGCAATTGCATCACTATCAGAAGCAGAGCCAATAGTACCAGCATTGTCAATCTTAATGCTACCTACTGTTGCTACACCATCAAGGAACATATCTTTAAATAAAAGACCACTTGTACCAATATCTAGCGTATTAGTAGTCTTAGGTTTAATTTCAGTGGCACTTGCTACAAAGTCTTGAACTGGACCCAATACAGTAACAGGCCCACCTTCTGCAGATGTGCCATCATGTGTGTGACCACTTGTACTAAAAGCACTTTCAATTGCGTCAAATTCACCATCTAAGTCTGCAGCATTAATAATGTTACCATCAGCAATGTTGTTAGATGTGTCATTCCTAGTGTAACTTGTTCCCATTTTGGTTTACCTTCTTGTGTTTGTGCCAAATTCTAATGTGATAGCATCAAGTGAAAATGGTGGGTCTGTACTATCTGATTCAAATTGTATAGACGCTGTAAAGCCTGATCCTATTAGTTGTGTTTCAAAAAGAGTTACTAGTTTATTACTATATACTGCAGAAGATCCAAATACCGCAGAGCCATAAAAAGCAACCTCACCTGTGTCGTTATCAAAATTTATCTGTGTAGGCTGTATACTATTACGTTGGTCAAAGTCTAGTTTAAGGCTCATATCAAATGATACACTACCTTGTGGATCTGTATAAAGAAATGCTTTGTAAAAAGTCTTACGTACTCTTGGATCATTAATAGGCATAAACGGTGTAGCAAATGTAGTTTGTATATTTAAACTATCAAAGCTATTGCCATCTTCCATTTGGTATAAATAACCATCATCATTAGCAAATACTATTGTTTCTGCATTTTGATAAAACCTACTGTCAGCTACGTAAGCTCTAATGCCACGTAGCTCACCCCAAGCCATTCCTTCACCACCTTGACCGGAAAACTGTGTGCCTAGTATACCCTGAGCGTTTTCTTGTGTAATGTTTGTATTATATCCTAGTATTCTATACTGAGATTTATTACGAATAACTACACTGGCAAAAGAAGTATTGGCAGTAATAAAACTTGTTACTTCTTTCTGTATTGTTTTAGATACGACAGCAAGACCAAAGTCACCAATACGATCTGTTGCACTTAATAACCTAAGACCATCTGGTCCTAAGAACATCACATCACCACCCACCTCTTGGATAGTGTCTGTATCTACACAACCAATGTCAGTAGTAACTGGCTGTAACTGAAAGTCTGATATTGTGTTACCAACTAACTGGAATATAGAAGACTCAGTAAAGATAATCAATTGTTGTCTAAAAACAATCAGTCCTGTAATCACGGCTCCTAAGGAGATTGTACCAGAACCTGCAGCGGCTGTAAAGTCATTATCTGTATATGGAGCAGTAAAAGTTAGTAGGTTACTTTTACCAAAGAATAATTGATTTTTAAAATTGACTACAAAACTTGCACCATTGACATCTGTAGGAGCATCATTGAGTGCAGTAAAGGTAGTGTTGTCATACAGTGCAGGAACATTAGTACCATCTACTATGGCAATTTTTTCTGTGCCTGTATAGTTATACCTAGAAAATCTTGTTTTACCAGCACTTTCTCTTGACGTACTCAAGAAAGTTATTGCTGCATCATCTGCAGGTGAACTAGCTAATGCAGGGTTTATTGCTACAGTAGCTCCACCAGAGCTTACAGTTGCGTCTGCAGTTACAGTATAAACAAGATCAATTCCTGCAATCTTAAATACATCACCTGCTTGTGGGGCTGCAGTTAAGCCATCTACAACAAGACTTGAGCCAGTTTGTGATGCACCATCTACAAGTACAGTACCATAGTTAGGTACATTAATATGCGTTACTGCACTAGAGGATACTTTAAAAAGATCGTCATTTCTTGCTACAATAACTCTATCTAAAAATACACCACAACCTAAAGCAAGATATTTACTAGTAGTTGTAGCAAACGTAACTGCTGCAGCATTAGCAGGAGAACTATCTAAAGCACCTGTAAGTGTTAGTGTAGCTCTGTTATTTGTAGCATCGTATGATACACCACCAGATGCAATAGTGTATGTACCTGTAACCCCAGCTACTGTAAGTGTGTCACCTGCTTCTGGTGTCTGGTGTATATTACCTATAATAAGTGTAGTACCAGACTGACTAGCACCATGTACAACAGGGGCACCGTATGGTGGGATAATACTACTATTGTATTTTGTATAACCTAAGATACGTCTGTAACCACCCTCAATAGATGGCTCAAAGTTTCTAAGAGTTCTTGCAGATCCCGGTGCATTAATACCTTGTTGCAAAGGACTCATATTAGTAACAAGCCCACCCTTAAATTCTATAGGGTATGTTTGACGGGTTGATGGCATGTATTAAGAAACCCTAATAGTGTTATAAGAAGAGTTTGTTTGATTTATTACAGTTGATCTCAAGTAGTCATAACGGTTAATGTAAAGGCTACGTAGTTGTTTAATCTCATCATCAAAGCGTTGTTGGATCATTGCAGCTTCTTGACCTTCACCTCTGAACATGTAAGCAAAGTGCATTGCACCATTAGTAATCATGTATCTAAATTGTTCTGGTATTGATGGTACGTCTGTAGCATTAATAAGATCTACAGGTAATCTATAGTACTCATAAACTAATTCGTAGGCATTGTCTGGGGGAGATACCACACCAAACTCTTGGTCAGGTGTTCTAAAAACATATTCAGGAAGTCTTCTAATGCTTGTGTCAGTATCATACTCATAGTCAATATACTTATCTAAATACTCTTCATAAGAAATTAAGCGCAATCTTTTAGTTGAATTGTTAAAACTAGTATTACGTTTAATACGAAAGCTATCCATATCAAGTGTTTTAGCATCTGAAGGATAAGCATAACGTATTGTACCAGCAGTTAATGTTTCTTCTGCTTCTACATGATTAAAAGGCCATTCGTATTCATGTTGATTAATATAACGAATAGCAGAGTTTACTGCATCTTTAATCATACTGTATTCACCAGTAGCATTAGCAAAGTTACTTGAGGTAAGCTCAACTTCATTAAGCCTTCGGTTTACGTCATTTACTAGACCAAGATAATCATAAGCCATTTAACGTTCCTTTACCCGTAACTTAATACTGCGTTCTGCTTGACTGCCTGTGCTATCAATCATATTACAGAAAAAAGTATATTCAATGTTATTTGTACCACCACCAATATTAATAGTGGCCACAGTGTTAGTATTTGTTTGTGACACGTTTTGTATATCATCAGTAGTTGCAGAACTAGAAGCAACAGTAAGTGTTTGTCCTGCACCTAGTGTAGTTTTAGTATTATAAGCAGTGCTTTTTACAGACCATGTAACAGTACTAATAGTAGCACTACCAAGAAAACGTGACCAATCTACACTGTAATCTAGTTGTTCATCTGGGTCTTTATTAGGCCAACGAAAACTCATGTTTAATCCTCAGTTGCGTATACAGTTCGTTCTGCAGATGTTGCTTGCCGTTCTACAAAAACTATTCTATTCTCTTGGGGTATTCTTACTGTCCTGTTTGTGTCAAAGGCAGAAATAAATACCAATCTATTCTCATCGGGTATACGTACAGTTCTGGATGCTGAAGTAGACATTACGCTGCCTCTGCTATATATACTGTACGTCTACGGCTATACTGTTCTCTTACAGCTTGGAAGTCAAATACTACTGCAGTTGTAGTAACAGCACCTATTGTACCTGTAGCTGGTGCAGATGCCAAAGCTTCACTTACTTTAACTTGTGCTAGTGCTTGTACAGCACCTGTTGCGGATACACTACCAAGTTTTTCAGTTGTTTGATCTTCTACTTCATTCACTAAACCAGTAGCTGATACACCTGTAAGAACTATTAACGAATCTGCATGAGGTATAATAGCTGCTACTGTACCTGTAGCTGTAGCACTTGCAAGTCTTTCAGTAACTTTAACCTGAGATAATGCTTGTACAGTACTTGTAGCACTTACACCAGTTGTAATACGTTCACTGATGTCAATTTCAAAACCACCAGCAGAAACAGGTTCTATTGCTCCTGTAGCAGATACACTAGCTAGTGTAAATTTATTATTAATGTGAAGTGTATTAATTGTGCCTATAGCACTAACACTATCAAGTCTTTCAGTAACCTTAACTTGAGCAAGTGCTTGTACTGTGCCTGTTGCACTTACACTGTCTAGTCTCTCAGTAGTCTTATCTTCTACTGTGCCTATAGCACCTGTAGCAGCAACACCAGTAAGGGTAATTGATATATCTTCAACACCGTAACTAGATGCGCCATAAGCACCTGTGCCGTAACGTGCTGAAGCTGCTACTATAGCCATAGCTTACCTCTTAGGCAATACGAATTACTGCGTTTGAACTATCAGGAGAACCACCGCCTGTTGGTGGAAACTCAATTGTTAAATCACCTGCTGTAGCACTTACTGTACCACCAAAACTAATTACTGCAATTGCACGATTAGATGCTGATGAATTGTAAATAAGACAACCATCTGCTGATGTTGTTACGTTTGAAAACACTTCATCTGCAAAGTCTACGATTGCTGTAGAACCTGATAGGCTAATACTTGCGCTATCTAATGTTTGTCCACCTGCACTATAATTAGTTCCTGTTGCTTCATCATTTGTACCTTGGGTTAATGATGTACCATTACCTCCACTACTACCATCATACGTAGTTGTAGCGGCCCCATAGTTTTCTGTAGGAGAAGCCTTAATAAGTGCAAGTTTTATTGTATGTGTATCCAAATCATGGATACCACCAAGTAACTCTTGTTTAAAACTGTTGCACATTGCTGTTGTAACGCCCATGTTTGGATTTCCTCTTAAAAGTCTACACAGTATTCCATTTGTGTTATACTCAATACTGTGTCTTTGTCTTGCCATTTAGAAACATATACACATTCTATAGCAGTGTAATTATTTTCTTTAGCATAGTTAAATCTGTTATTCCCTATAGCACAACGATATTTTAAATCTGTTTTTACTGCTTTATTAGGGTCTTGTCTTTGTGGTTGTTCTTCATAGTAAGTTAAAAATGTATCTTGACTCCACACTATCGGGGGCCAAAGCATCCCATTATCATCTATAGATTTTTTAATGGCAGCTAAAAATTTTCTATCTAATAATGCAGCTTCATCTATTTCTGAATACACTTCATTTAAATTAAATACTTTAGTGGCCCAACCATTAATTTTATTTTTAGCTTTGAGTATCATTAGATAGCCTAAAGGGGCCACTCGAAAGCAGCCCCTAAAGTTATTTATGCAAGCAGATCACGATCTACTTCTGCAGCAGCACCTGTAGCACCCATTGGGGCATATACTACAAAGAACTGAAATGATCCTGCTGAAGGAGCATTTGAACCTGCAAGCAATGCAGTAATGGTCGTATCAGCAGTTGTGACATTTGTGATGCCGTTTACTGTGGTAGTAGTGGCACCTAATGTTTTAGCACCATTAATATCAGCAGTACCAAGCATGTCAACGTCACCACCTGTTACACCAAAGCTTACTGCGTTAGCACCACCAATGGTAGCAGCAGCAGTACACTCAGCGCCAGCAGCAAGAACCACACAATTGTTTGGAACAGTACCGATGTCGTGAGTTGAGCTAGTGGTAAGATCACCGTGAGCAATCACGGCAGTCTCAATACGAACTGGAGATTGTAAAGCCATTGTTTAGTCCTCCCTTATGCCAAGTTGTATTTGGCGTTGACAAGAGCTTCTGGACGAAGGATCTTGCGGCCGTATAGATGCATACCACGAACAATGTCAGCGAAGCTGTCAGGGTCACGATAAGTTTCAGTCTTATTGATTTGCTCCGCAGTTGCGACAGCAGAATCATGACCAGCTACGATAACACCGTAGTTAGTGTTTTGGTTTGCAGTACCTGTAGTACCTGAACCAGTACCAACTGAAGGCAGGTTGCTTGAAGTATATACACGGAAACCGTGGAAGTTATTCAAGACCAGACCATTGCGTAGTCCACCTGATTCACCGAAGTCTGCGTTAAAGAGGCGTGAATCCTCGTCACGAAGTACTTCCATAAATACTGGATCAACTACCAGCCAGCGTCCTTGAGTATCAACTTGCTGTTGATCCAAGAGACGAGCCATACGAGCAACAACCATTGCTGGTGAAGCTGTAGCAGTTGGAAGGGCAGTGGCACCGGGTAAACGAGCAGCTACTGGAATTGAGTGATCACCAGCTGAAGTCGTTGTAATGTTGCCAAAGTCACCTTTTTTCAGTTTCATGCTTGAAAGCAATTCATCTGAACCAGCAGTGGCTACTGCTTTAGTACCGTTTACTTGATCATTGACAGTATCGGCATCTGTGTGCAAAGCTGACTGCTTGTAACCAGCAAGGTAGCCAAGAACTTCTTGGTCATGCTGATCAGCCAAACGATAAGCTGCACGGTTAGTTGCAAGATCCATAAAGTTCACATGTGAGTGAGCTTCTTCGATATCATCAATTTTAAAGGCAAAGTAATTAGCTTTGTCTACAACCAATGAAAAATCTTCATCGTCAAGATCTTGTGCTGAGATATTAGTACCACGAGCATAGCTGCTCACAGAAATCTCAGGCTCTTTGATAATTTTAACTGTATCACCTTGGGCAGCAATCTCCCCAAAATAATCAGAGTTGGTGATGTCACCACATACAGTTGCTTTACGAAAAGCAAGCTGTACTTTTTTGGAGTAGATTACGGAACTAAAGTTACCGTTAGGTAAGTTACCGTATCCCCCTGCAGTTGTAAAAGCCATGATAAATCCTCCTGATAGTTGGCTTACTTAAAAGCTAATACCAATAAGAGGCTGATCGTTTTCTAGGGTGCGTAATACTAACAGTCGGCCAACCGTTAGATATACGGGCCTATACTTGAACAGGTAGTTCTTTATAGTTTAGACTTTATTGGAAATTAAGTTGAAACAAAAGGTAGTCATAAGAGGCTTTTGTTTCATACTCCTTAGTTATACTATTGATTTTTTATTTGTCAATAGTTTATCTGGCATTACCAGATACGTCATAGATAAATTTACCATTACGCATTGCTTTAGTAATTTCATCTGAGCGTTCTTCAAATTCTTTATCAGACATTCTAGCAACATCTGACTCACGAATCATTTCATTAGCATCAGCTACATCAACTTGTGTTTTGCTACGTTTAGTAACTGGTGAAGCTGCTGCTTTTTTATTTGCTTTTTTATCTTTAATAGTAAGACCTTTATCTATTTTATAAAGATCAATAACACGTACTACTGAAGCTGGGTCATCTGCATTTTCATAAAGTGCATCTTTAACCCACTTAGGTTGTTGGTCAGCCCAATTATGAAACTCATCTGACTCACGCAGTTTATCAAAGTCAGAATGTGATTCACGTATTTTATTTTCAGCTTTAACTCGGTTAGCTTCTGACTGAGCTTCATCTAATTCTTTTAGTCGAGTATCAGCTTTCTCAAACATTTCCTGTGCTTTTTTAGTTGCAATAGTTTCTACTATACCAGCAACGTCAGGATACTTTTCTGCCCATGCTTCTATATCTTCATCAGACTTAGGTGGAATAACATTTGATTTAGCAGTTTGTAGTTTTTCAAGTTTTGCATCCCACTCTTTTTCTTTCTGCTGCATATGGCGTCTTAAATCACCATAACGTTTTTTAAAAGACTTTTCCTCTGCAGATAACGTTTCTTCTTCAGCTTCTGTATTGGCCTCTTCCTCTTTGGTTTCTTCTTCTTCGACTTCTTCAGATTCACCACGTTGTTGGGCTTCAAGCTCTGCTATCTCCTTTTCTTCATCTTCCATTTTCTTTTTTCGTTTTTCGTAGTTGTATCCACGATCTACAAATCCTGCAGTTTTTGGTGCTTCCACTTCTGCTAGTTCAGGCATATCCTATCTCCTTTTATGTTGGGGTCAGCCGTAGCTGAGTAGCCTTATTATTTTTTCTTTTTGGGTCTAGATACTAAACCGCCTGTAGCTCTGCCACCTACGTTAAATGTACCACGATCTTTCATTTGTTGTATTGCTGTAGAAGTATCTGTTGAATAAGTATCTCCAGAACTTATAATTTTTTCTTTTTGTTCTTTATCAATTTTATCGGCTCTAGCTCTAGCAGCAGCTATTTCTGCACCACTTGGACCATCATCATTACCAGAAATTCGTTGTTGAACAATAATTTGTTGTGCATCAGTTAATCCAGCATCATTTACATCATCTTTATCTTTACCTGTTTTAAACTCATATGTACCAAATAAACCTTCTTTTTCTACTACACCAGAACTAATAGCTCTACCTAAACTACCACCATATTTAAATGCTTGATCCATGTCATGTACAGATAGCCCAAGTTTACGTCCTTCAGCATATGCAGCAGTTTTACTCATACCTTTAGTTGACTCATAAAAATTATTTTGTTTACCACGTAAACGATTAACAGCATCAAAGTGATTTGCTACATGATAGTTACCACTTTTAACTGCATGATCATATGCTTCTTGTTCACTACCCCATATACTACCTGTAGACTGTTGCAAGTTATTTCCATATTCTTTTTGGTTAGAAGGATTAAACTGCGGTTTATATTTAGATGTACCAGTTCTAATTTTACCTTCTTGCAATCCTACAATAGCATTATCTAATATATCTAATAGACTATTGCCACCTAGTATATTACCTATAATACCACCTTTTTTATAGTCAACTTCTGGTAATTCAGTTACACCTAGTTCTTTTAAACGTGCTTCAAGTTTTTTGCTTTCATTGCCAGCAAATAATCTACCAATAATAGCAATAGCTGGATTTAAAGCCACCATACCAGAAGTAACATATTTAGCCATTTGTGCGCCTTGATATGCTTCAAGAGCTTGCTCTTTAGTCATATCTCCTATTGCAACTCGACTAGCTCTTTCTTGTTCTGCAACCATATCAGCCAGTCGTTTCTTTTCTGCTTTAGCATCGTTACTATCACTAGAGCTTCTTGTTTGAGGTTGTGTAATACTTGTAGTACCCGGAGGTGTAGTTGAATAACCTTGTGTAAGATAGTTATTATAAGCTTCTTGTTGTGAAGGTAGCTGTACAGTTACTACTTGTCCATTAGGTCCATACAAAGTAACAGGACTATCTTGAACAACAGTACCTGTACCAACTGGTCTATTTACATTACTAAATGAGCCAGTATATCTTGTTGGTGTAGCAATTGCTTTTGCAGTTTTAGCAGGGTCTGGGTCATAAAAACTAGTACCAACACCAGTATTAGAAAAGCCACCACCATAGTATCCTTTACGAGCCATACCACCTTGATTCATCATATTAGTAATTTCATTCATTTCTTGTGGGGTAAGATCACCGCCATCAGCCATCTGTGGTTGCATTGGTGGAATTGGCTCTCCACCTATTCTACCATTTGCTTCCATATTCTGCAAGCCACTTTTTGCTCTATCACGTAAATCCTCAAAGTGTTTTACACCAAGGTATCTTACGACATCAGCAGGTACAACATACTCACCTTCGGATAGTTGGGCAGGGATATCATCTCGAACCTCTTTAGCCATAGAGCCATTAGGAATAGGATTACCTGATACTGGATCTTGTTTCATCCCATCATCTTTTAATCCACCTTGTTGCATAAATGCCATTTCCATTTGTCCATCCATAGTCATTCCACCTTTGTTATAGCTACTTTGTAAATTTAAAGCATAGTCTTCATGTTCTTCTGGCAAAAAAGTTTTAAATATAGGATCAGAGTCTTTATGACTTTGAGCTATTTCATACGCATCACCATCATAAGTAACTCTTCTAATTGCTGCTACATTATCTAATACGTAATAAGGATGGTTTTCTCTGATAGAAACTTTACCACCTTGATTACCACCTATTACATTTATATATTGACCCTGACCCTGATCAGTGACTCTACTACCTGCATAAAAAGTTACATGATCTGCAGTACCATCCTTATCAAAATCAAATACTACAATGTCACCTTCTTGAATATTTTCAAGTTCTACAGGCTCACCATACTCTTTATATTTATTTGCCCTAATTTTATCATAAGGATCTTTAGAATCTATAAGATCTGCACCAAGTTCAGTAAGTACATGATTTACAAAAGCAGCACACCATGCTTCTTTAGTTGGGTCAAAACCAGTATCTCCACCCACTGCATTATCAAAAAAACCTTTAATAGTTTTTTGGTGTACAGGATTATTTTCATCTAACCCAGATACAACTTTACTAAGTCCTCTAGAATCT